ACCAGCCAAAGAGAACAACGCTTCGCCATTAGAGATAGAAGCAGTTGTTGCTGAGTTGCTGATTACTGTTAAGTCTGCTGATGTTGCTGTTAATGTTCCTGCTCCTACAACTACGCCAGCAGCATCATATGCTACGGCAGAGATTGCGTCTGCATTAGAACCTACAGCAATTGTTGGCTTCTTTACAGTTGTAACAACCTTGGTAATATCACCATAGAATGTTACTTTCTCTGTTGCCAATAATACTCCAGATTGTGAAGTAAGAGTAATTGTTCCTACTCCAGATGTGCCGTCAGGAAATACGCCAATGTAGTTTCCTGCAGGTACAACTATTGATCTACCAAGACCATTAATTGTTGCATGGTTTGTGCCATACCCCAACATACCTGCTCCTGAAATAGTTGCTGTAATTGATTCTGAAGCAGAAGCATTAACAGCATTCTTTTGAGTTAAAACTATAACTGCCGATGCGTCAGAAGACACAGCCTTTGAGGCATATACAGTTGCATCTGTTGTTGCTGAGATTGTCTCACCAGTATTTAAAATAGATGTTGTATAAGCAGTTGATGCCTTAAGATCTGGAGCGGTAACAGTAACTGTCCATGTAATAGCAGCAGATGTAACTGAACCAGATGCGCTAGTCAATGTAGGAATAAATCTAACCACATATGTTCCAGCAACGCTAGGCACATAAAATGATGATGTCAACTTTGCAGTAACATAACCAGTAGTATTAGTTGCTGGTGAAACTGCTGCGGTTGTTGTGTCTGATCCCAATGCGACTGTTGCACTTGTTGTTTCTGTAACAGCAAACCTTGGAGTACTAGCAGCACCTGATGGGGCACTTAACACTGCAGAGATAATTGTTACAGTATCTCCAACACTGGTTCCCAAAAATGATACTGATACTACTGCAGTTGCAGTTTCGCTAGGATTAATTGTATCTGCTACGGCATCAATGGTGACAACGTCAGCATATACTGTAGCCTGTGTCGGAAGTGCCGACATCACGCCAAGTGTCAAGGCTGCAGCCAAGACTGTGGCAAGTTTCTTAAATGAATTCATTCTTCTCCTTATTAGTTTATATTAAGTTTAATTTATCTAGAAAATCCTTAACATCGTTAGGCATTTCCCGATTATCTAATTCTACCATACGTTGCTGCTTCTCCGCAAGTCGTGTTGCAGAACTCCAAGTATGGACCTCTATCTCTGTACTATTAGTCTTTTGTGTATGAGATATTGCTCCAAATACCGCTCCACAAACCGCATCAGCCAAGTCCTTTGATTTTTTGCGGGGGTGATCAACCCTATTTCCCTTCATTATTTTTAATTCTGACATTTCTTCTAACAAAATTGGAATCATTGGGATAGCAACACGCTCTTCGTAAATCATCATAGCCAAATCTTCATAATGTTTTTTAGCAACAGACACGGTCTCTGTTCTAATTCCGACGGCTTGTAGTTCATTCTGAATATCAAATGATTGCCAACGGTCAAAAGAAACCATGCCAAGATTAAAACCCTCTCTACGTAGATTTATAATCCATTGTTTTACCTCTGATAAATTTACTGGTCCCTCTGCTTTTGGCTCCCACCAAGCAACGGCATCAACAATAACAATGGGGGCTACCTGTTCATAATCTTTAATAACTTGAATGTTTACCCACTTATCAACATGAGCAATAGCAACAGCACACTTGTCATGTTTTTGTGCAAGGTCAGCATGGATGTAATAGGTTTTGTCTGGGTCTGGTTTAAAAGTTTCATCAAATCTTCTAAAGGAGTCTAGTGGATTTCTAGTGTTCATACATTTTTCTAATTTTTCTTTTTGTTTAAAGAAGGCGTCAGATGCAAAGGTAGGAACGCATGCAAAACGCATCATGGCATCGCCTAAGTCTGTGTAAAAGGCTAACTTAAAGTCATCTATTTTACGGGTAGGGTTTACTTCCCATGTTGGTCTTTTAAGTGCTAAGATTTTTGGAACTTTGTATGAAATAATATCGTCTTCTTCCCAACTAATCTCAAATTGATTATTAACATCGTCATGTGGTAGGGTTTCATTCATAATAAAGACGTGTTTCTTTTCTACTGTTTCTTTTTCTGCAATTACATCATCATATCTTTTAGAAATAAAGTCTCCTTGATACCGTGGAAAAGAAAGTAAAACTACTTTACCAAGATCTGGGAAACGAGAATCTACAGATCCACGAAACGCTTTATAAATGTTTTCTGCAGTTTTACCTTGCTCATTGCCAGTTCCAACTTCAGATGCAAAACCAGAAATTTCATCAAGCACTGCAAGTAATAGGTTTAACCCTTCATGTGATTCTCTTTCAGAATGACCAGAGTAAACAGTAATTGATTTATCAAACTCTACTGAATCTGCCTTAGCATTATATTTACCTGCAAACCAAGGAGATTTTTCAATTTTTGTTTTAAAACCTTTAAAGAAAACATTTTTTGCTTGTTGTGCGTTAATAGCAACGTTAATTAAATCTATTGCATCTCCACTTGGTTTTCCGAAATATCTTGCAGGATCTTTGAGACATAATAACTTATAAACAATATAAGCACAAGCAACAGTAGAGGTAAAGTCTTTACCAGAACCTTTGCCCAACTGTAGGATAATTTCGTTTTTTGTATATTTTTCATAGTACCTTGCCCCTTCTACAGAACCATATAGTTCTTGTAAATCTTCTTTTTTATAAATTTGACTCATTGCCTCTACGATGTCATACTGAATAGAAGACAACGGCGGTTGTCCTAAATAGTCAGAAGACTCTACAAATGTTTTAGCGTCTACTGGTATTGCGTCAAACTGATTTTCTTTTAATACCTCAAGAAAATCATTGAACTTCGTGGACAATTGTAATCACTTCTCCTTCTTTAGCAATTTCAGAAAGGCGATGCATAATTAAATCACGAACCTCTGGATGGCTTGCAGCAATGTCTCTAAGTATTTCAACTAATACATCTTGCCTTCTTTCAATTTGAACCATTTCTTCTGCAAGTTCTTTATTTTCTAATAGTCCAGCCTTTTGTAACATTTCAATTCTAGATTTTTCAATATCCATAACTAGTTTAATTGCCTGAGTCTTTGCGCTAAGATTATTTGTCATTGTTGCTTCATCAATAACCTCATAAGACCTTGTAATTAATTTACTGTAATGTGCATCTGCTCCAGCAAGTGCTTCTTTGGCACGGGCACGAATAGCATCGTTAGCGGATGCCATAACTTTCCATTCATTAATTAATGCAACTACACGAGTGCGTGGAATGTCCAACTCTTTAGATATCTTTGTAGGATCTTGTCCTTTAAGATATTCTGCTACAACTTTATTTACTTCATCAAGGTGGTGAATTAAGTCTGTTTCAGTTGACATGTTTTTCCTTTGCTACTTTTAATAAAATTAAATATCCAATTAAATCATCAATGTCATTGTCCCCAACCATCTCTGTGCCTTTCATTAAACGACTTAACTTATCGTCTATCCTTACATGTAGTTGTTCTATTGAGTTAGCCTTACTAAAAATTCTTACTGGATCTAAAGCAGAATCTCCGTATGAAATATTTTTTTCAATTAACATTTGTGCAATGCCCATGCAATTCATTAATATTGCATTGCCTGAAGGTGCTGACAATGAATGAATATACAGGTCAGTATAATTAAAGTGATCAACATCTTTATAAACTGTAACTGGCTTCATCGTTTAGATTTCCTTAATCCAAATTTTGCAAGGTAAACATAGATTGTTTCTATGCTTGCCCCGCATTCTTTGGCAATTTCTTCTGGAGATTTTTTATCCATAAGATATCTCTTACGCATAAAAATCTCTGACTTATACAGTTTACCACTCATAGGACTATTTGTCAATCTTTTTGTTTTGTATTTTTTTTGCTACAACCAAAATCCATTTTTCAAAATCTTTTTCATCTCTATCACTTTTTGCATAATTACACCATTTGCAACAAGCCTGAATATTATTTAAAACATATCCAATATTATTATCAATTCTATCAATTCCTGTAAATCTAAAAGATTTAACCCATGGTGATGATTTTACTCCTGAAAAAAAGGATGTATCTATATTATCACAATAGTTACACGGTAAAGATACTATTGAAAAAAAATCCTCTTTTGATAAATCCCACTTTATACCTTTTTGTTTTGCACTACTTTTATATCTTCCATATACGGCATTTTTTGACTGACTATCACTTGTTTTTCTTAGACTTAATCCTCTGTTAATACCAACACATTGTTTGCAACTTTTAATTCCAGGTTTAGCAAGAGATCCATAAAGATGACCTAACCTCTGATTTTTTGTTGTCCCGCCACATTCACAAATAAGGTCAACAGCAACTCGTTTATATCCTTTAGAATCAACAACCGCATGGATTGAAGAAACAGTCAATTTGCCAAACACTGTTCCAATTTTTGGTATTTCAAGGATTGTTCTCATTACTCAATTATACCATATACTATGTTTAAGAAATAGAAAAAACTGACTTATTTACATTTACTGCCCAGTGACCTATTCCAATAGCATCTGCACAATCATTATCTGTAACAACTTTATTATAATTAATTTCAATTAGTTTTATTGTTCTTTCTTTTCTAAAATTACGTTCATAGGCTTTATACCACGAAGTAGATTTTCCAGGATTATTTAGTCGGATTAATAGTTGCTCTTCTTTTGTCAGTCTCTTATTGCCTAAAAAATTTTGCCATTCAACGGGAGAAACACTTGCTATTTTTTTTGTACCACTTTGTCCCGCTGAGCCAAGAATTGCTCCTTGAACTAAAGCAAGATCTGCTTGCGTTTTTGGTGAATTAATAAAAACTGTATGCTCAATTACAATTGCTTCAAAGCCACCATAATATTCAAAAAATGCCTTTACCTTTTTCCCTGCATCCATAACTTTTTCATATGTATTTTTTCCCTCAAAATTAATTTTTCCAATAGCCCTAAGATTATTTTCAACAAATAAAGCAAATGCAAGACTATTAGTGCTAGCATCAATAGCGCAAATATTTTTAGGTTGAACTTCTATACCCCATTTATTCTTGCTCATAGTCAAAAAATCCTTTTATTTGTTTTAACATTTTATCAACTTCTTTTTTACTTACATTACAGTTAGAGCAAAATCCATCATCATTGTATATGGATAGTTGTTGACCGCATCCACCTAAGCATTTTCTATCTTTTCCAATTCTTTTTTGTCTGCGTGTAATGTTATATCTTTCAACAATTTTATCTTTTGTTGCAGCATCTCGACACTCTGTCCCGCAGTAAATTTGATAACTTACGTTAGGCTTAAAAGCATTGTTACACTTTTCACAAAGTTTCACTAAGCCCCTCAAGAGGTTTAATTTTAAGAACCCCTACTTCCGCCTCTGCACAGGCTTTTTGAATAGGACAACCCTTGCAGATTTTAGAGTTAGACCTATATGTTTTAACTGGAATTTCTCTATCTGTCCAAGCCTTTCGGACCTGCCTCATCCAGTCAAATGCGTAATCAATCCATTTACGATACTCGTCATTAACTTGTACTGGAAGTGTTAATAACTCGTGATTATTTTTATTTTCATAAATTAAAACGCCTTTATCTTTTTTTAATATTTTCATGTACATTAGTAATTGCATTAGGTGCCCACCTTTAGGCTTCCTATTTGCTTTCTTATATTCAAAACCATCATTTGGCATTGTTTTAATTTCAGCAACAATAGACTGTCCGTTATAATTAAGCATAGCATCACCATAACCAAAGATTGGTGGATCGTCTAATTTAACTGTAAACTCTAATGCAGGATGTTTTTGTTTGCCATATTTTCTTTCTGCTGTTTCAAATTCCATATCTTTGTCAAGAATATCTGCGCTGATCATTGCATCTTGAATTCTATCGTGACTTAAGGTACCGCTGTTTCTATTTGCCACACCAAAAGGACTTGCATCATCATAAAATACTTGACCATCAAATGCAAGGTACCAGAAACGAGCACACTCTCCAGAGCCCCAAGCCAAACCAGATGGTGAAAAAGAATATTTTTTAGTAAATTTTGGTTTAATGTCAGCAATATATCCCTGTTGAATAGCCTCTACCAAACCTTCAGTATAAGTGGTATCTCCATTATGTACTGGCTCATCTTGCTTAATCATAATCTGTTGTAATAAGTTTTTAGTCATTTTATCCCCTTGTTTTATATAAGTATAGCAGGTTACCGTATTATGTATTTAAGTGCTGATACTAAGTTGTTAATTGATTCTGCTGCCGTGAAATATATGTTCTTTTTTGCCCTGTCACTTTTATCTACATTGGCCATCCAAGTTGCCTTAAATGACATTTTTGCTGCAATAGCCTGAAGCCTTACAATCTCTACGGTGGCAACGTTAAGTGGCACATCTGGCTTAATGATTAACTTAGCAATCATTGTTAAAGCCATTGTTAATTCTTCATCTTTCATGTAGTCAGCAATTTCAGTTAAACCATTAACCATGTCTAGCGTTGTTCCTGTTGCTCCCTGTTCCGTCATTTTATTTCTCCTCTGTTAGTTGTTCTAAAAGATCCATTTCAATTATAGCAAGTCTTACTTTTGTATTACCTTCTCCCAGCACAATAATAATTGCAGGAGACTTATCTGTTCCTGATTTAATGGAATCAGTTACAGCCTTAGCCCACACATCTTTGTTTAAGGTAAAAGATTTGCTAACTTCTTTAAAGTCAACAACAAAATTTCTCCATGTCGCATCTCCTTTTTTGTTATTGCGACCTGAATTCTTGTGTTGCTTAGCCCCAATTCGTTTTGATTCGCTTCTTTCACTCATTTGTAAAATCTCTTTTCTTTCTTTTAGGTGGTATTAATCCAACCTTTGATATATGTTTTTTAGAACACATCCAAGTTGCATCCCCAGTTGCTCCCCAATACCTTAAAGATAAAACTTCTTCTTGACAGGTTTTACATGGAAATTTTCCTGGATAAACCGTAAACTCTTTAGACATTACTCAACTTATCTTTTAATTGTTGTTGTAAGTTTAAATCTTCTTTTATCCTATTAATGATTCCGTCTCTTCCTTGAACCTTTGTACCATCATCTAACTGATACCAAGCGCCAGTTCTATTTAGTAAACCTACAGATTCTGCAGTATCAACAAGATCACCAATAGTGTCAATACCAATCTTGTCACCACGGAAATAAAAGTCATACTCTCCTGATTGAAATCCAGGAGATGTTTTAGAAAATTGAAGTTCCCAACGAATTTTTCTTCCTATCTTTTCTTCAATAAGTTTATCTCCAATTTTTATCTTACCCTTAATTGCTTGATTGTCAGACTCTGATGAAAACAATTTAATAACACAAGAAGAATAAAACTTAGTTGCTTGACCGCCAGAAGGTTGTTGACTAGTATACATAGCGCTAATGTTATTTCTTGATTGTGAAATAAGAACAAGCAAGGTAGGCTTTACTTTATTATTTGCATAGTTAAGCATCTTCCAAGCATTGCTAAAGTCTCTGGACTCTGCACCAATCTGTTTAGTATTTTCAAGAGCCTTCATTTCGTCTGTATCTTTTTCAAAATAAATTGCAGGTAGCATAGAAGTAATAGAGTCAATAACAATTAAATCAACACCAGCATTTATAAGACTAACACCAACATCTACCATATCACTAATAGTTCTTGCTTGTGAATAAATTAACTTGGTTGGATCTACTCCTAATTGCCTTGCCCAGTCTTCAGAGTAAGACATTTCAGAATCAATCCATGCACAAACCTTGCCTTCTTTTTGTGCTATAGCAATCATTTCTAAACACATTGACGATTTTGCTGAAGATTTACTCCCCCAGATTAAGACTTGTCTGCCATAAGGTAAGCCTCCACCTAATGCACGATTTAATCCAAAACTAGGTGTTGGTTGATACTCAAAAGTAATTCCTTCTCCTGTTCCTAAGCGCTTACGTATTCTTGGATCTAACTGCGCTAAAACATCTTCTATACTAACTGACATTTACATCCTCCATTATAACTGTTCCATCTTTAGTTTTACCAAAACTAAACTTGTATGCCTTGCCCTCTTCTATATGCATGTATGCTTTTGGAAACGCCGTTGGAAATACAGTAACAGAGTGCAAATCTCTTGAAGTATCTGCTAATGTAAGTGAAGCCATTTTTTTACCAGTTTTTGTAATTCTTGGCTTAAATGAAACAACAAACATTTCTTCTTCTGTATAAGGCAATTGCTTATAACTTAAAAACTTTACAAGGGCATTTGGAGATCCTTTTATTTCATCAACTGGAATTGCAGATACAATTCTGTTGTCATTAGCAAGAACCAAATAGGTGCGACCTGTCTCAATAGTTGTTGACTCTTCATCAAATATACCAACAGAGCCAGTCTTATCTAAGATCTCAACTCTAGACCAACCTTTTCCTCGTTTAATTGCTTTAGCCATTCCCAATAAAATAAAAGAACCCTTTTCTTCAAACTCACAAACCTCTTGAATAAATGCGTAATAGTGTGAAGGTATTGAAATGTTAAACTCTGGAAGGTTTAAATACTCATATATGTTTTCTTTAATCTCTGCATCATTTCTAGGGTTATCTAAAAATGTTGCTCCACCCACCAGTCGCATTGCATTTAATGCACGACTATTAACTCCGTTACCCTTTGTAAAAGTAAACTCTTCAAGTTCCTTATAAGACTTAAACGGTCTTGCTGCAATGTATTTGTTTGCAATGTTGTTGGATATATACTTAATGCTGGTTAATCCAAACCTTATTCCTTTACCCTCAATTTTAAAATCTAGGTCAGAGTCATTGATGTGGGGAAGTTTAATTGATATCCCCATACGTTTTGCTTCAATTAAATACTCTGTGCGTCCATCTTTGTCTTTCTCATTTTTGAGAAGGGCAAACATAAACTCAAGTGGATAGTAATACTTTAACCACGCCGTCCAATACGAGAGTGTAGAGTAAGCAACCGCATGACTCTTGTTGAACGAGTATCCCGCATGCGCTTCAAAGTCATGCCATAAATCACGAGCCTGATTGGGAGCAATATAGGTAGAAGCACCAGCAATAAAACGTTCTTTATAAGTGTCGAACTCTTTCGCATCTTTCTTTTTTCCAATGATTTTTCTAACTTTATCTGCTTCAGACATGGACATTTGTCCAAGGTGTACGCATGCTTGCATAACCTGTTCTTGGTAAAGAATGCAGCCATAGGTGTCCTCTGTGTAGGGTTTTAAGATCTGGTGTAAATATGATACAGCCTGTTTTCCATGTTTACGAGCAACGTAGTCTTTACCAATAGTGTTCATGGCTCCTGGACGGACAAGAGCATTTGATGCTGCAAGTTCATTAAAGTTTTTTACACCCATCTTAACCAGAAGGTTTGTATACGGTGTTGCTTCACATTGGAATACGCCTTTTGTATACCCGTCTGAAAGCATTTCATATACTTTTGGATCTGCCAAATCTAAAGACAATAAATGTATATCTTTATAATGATTTTCTTTTATCATTGCAATTGCATCTTGAATAACGCTTAATGTTTTTAAACCAAGTGCATCAATTTTGATAAGGCCAATCTTTTCAGCCTCTTCCATGTCAACACCAACAACAGGTATGCGATTATCGGATCCAGGAGAAGAGCGAGTCTCCAATGGCGCAAACCTAAAGATTGGATCCTTACTAGTAACCACCCCAGCAGCATGAA